GTGGCAGTGCGGCTGCAATTCCCTTGGTGTCTTCCACGCTTGGGTCTGGCAGGATCACCGTCACTGTGCGATCTACGCCCTTTGGCAGTCGCCCTGCTGAGATCGCCTTAGCAATCACATACTGGGCAATGTCCTCAAACACTGAGCCAACAAGCCGCTGGCGTGCTGTGAGCATTCGGTAGGTCGGGTCGCCCTGTGCTGCGAGTGTGGCGCGGTTCGCTGAGTCGCCATCTGCAAACCAGCCTTCTGGCACACCAGCACCACCAAGGATCAGATTCTTGATCAGGCGGCTAATTGTCTCTGTTTCGGCTGCGCCTAGGGCTGGGGAGACTGCTTGCCATGTTTCGTAGTCGTTGTGGACGCGCACTGTTCCAGCCTTCGGTGCGTAAGAGTGCATCTTCGCCCATTCGCTCACTTGGTCAGCGTCGGCGCTTTTCAGTGTTACATCCCAAATAAACGAGTTCATGAGCGAAGCCCGATCCAGCGCATTGAACATAACTTGGTCGTAGCCGTCAATCCAGTCGGCAAGAGCCAATGAGTCTGGCGTGCCACGAGTTGCACCCACTGGGCGATTGATGAAGTACGCGAAAACCTCACCCTCAAACTCCAAGCCAGCCTTTGTGGAGCGTGACTGAATAATCGGGATCTCCTCAACGCCACCTGCCATGCGCTTGCTGAAGAGTTCAATGGTCTGGTCAACAAATGCGTTCTCTGGGTCTTTTACCACGCCACGCACGCGGTCTGGGTCAATGTAGCCAAGCATGACCTTGCCGTTCTCGTCGTAGGCTCGCAGGAAGAGTTCGCCGTTGACTGCAAGATCCACCACAAGGTCGCGGTGTCGCAGATTCATCTTCATGGTCGGATCGTTCCAAAATTCGTTGATGATTTCCTGCACATCTTCGTCCACTGCGTTGAAGGTAAGCCCATCGCCCACCACGAAGTCGGCTGTCATTTCAACCAATCGGCGCGCAAGTGGGTTTTGGCGATGCAGGTAGCGTGCCACCGTGCGGGCGCGTTCCTGAGTAACTGGGCTAAGGTCTCGTGTTTCGCCAGTTAGTCGCCTGTAAAGGTGGTCGTCTGTGTCAATGAGTCCAAGGATCGGCTCAGATACGCCCTCACGCAGAACCTTGATTGCCTTGCCTACGCGCTGCCTAAAACTTGCCATCTTTCTCCTAACCACGCGCCAATAGGCGCGGTCTCTGAATGTCGTGGGTAGATCCTACCCTGTGTAAGCCTACTGTGGAGGGAACCGAAGCGGAGCCAGCCACATACAAGCGAGCCAATTCGTTGACTGCACCAGAAATCGCGTCTACTTGGTCGTCGTGTGCGCCCTTTGGGAAAGAGTAGCACTCCGAAACCAAGGGGCTATTCCACAAACCACGCACAAGGTAGACATTCCCTTTGTTTGCTTGGGCTGCGAAAGCACGCGCTCGCACATCCTTAGCCCCTGTCACCCTAGCCCCCTTGAAATCGTACCCATAGAGAACCTTGCGTGCGTAGTGGTCAATTGCCATTACCCCCGATGCTCCGCCTTCCTGCTCCATGCGGATCGCTGTGCCACGCGGGTCTTCTGCGGCGCACTTGGCGATCAATGACTCCACTTTGTCTGGGCGCTCCCGTACTCGCTGCATGTCAGCAATCACCGTGAGACCCGTTTTCATGCTTCTGCCCACAAGCGCCCCTGCTGTGTAGTCGGGGTCTTTGCCCAGTTTTGCCTCTGTAGCAGCCAGATCCCAGTACCGTACCCAGCGATATTCCTCCCAATCAAGGTCGTCCACATACTTGGTCAAGGATTCTGGGTTGAAGAAGTCGCCACTTGGCACGATTGTCCACGAGCCATCCACCAACTGCGCTCGCATCACATCGTCCAATTCGTTCAATGTGCGCATGTATTCGTCTTGGTCTAGGTGTGGGTTGTCAGTAAGTTTGGCGGGAACAAACAAACGAGCCTCGCCAGTCTTATCGCGTGGAACAATCAACTTGCCAGTACGCTCGTCAACCTTTGGAATGAAGCGATTGTATACCCAATCATGCCCAAGCCCACCAGGATTTGACGCGGCACGCATTCTTGGTGTAGCAGCAAAACTTTTAAGTCTGCGCAAACGGCTTGTCACGAACATGTACTGGGTTTCGCTGAACTGGGTCAACTCATCAAAACCGATGTATTGGAACGCAGCACCCTGATAGCGGTATTTGTCGTTTTCGTTCTCAAGGTGACCGAAGACTAGTGTTGCGCCATTTGCCCAGCGAAACTCTCTGCGCTCACCATTCCACTGCACGCCTTCTGCACCAGAAAGCCAACGCCTAGCGCGATCCATGACTGCATCTGGCAGCGAAAGGTCTTTGTAGGTTCGGCGCAGCAGCAGGGCGCTGTAGTTCGGAATGTGGATGTGCTGAAGCGCAGCCATCAACAAAGCGTCGGATTTCCCACCACCAGCAGCCCCGCCATACAAAGCCTCTCTGTTGCCTAGGCTAAGAAAGACCGCCTGTGGCACTTCTGGCTTGTGCGGCACACAATCAGGTAATTTCGGGTTCAGTATCTCCAACAGAGAGGATCGTGCTGTCTGGTCTAGCGACGATACCCAATTGCTCCAATAGTCCAAGGGCGGCTGAGAGTCTTCGCTGCTCTTCTTCTGGGTCTCCAACAGTTTTCACCTCAATAGCCTTGCCATCTACGCCTGAGAACTCAATGCCCTCACGCTTGCGCCACTCATTCGGAAATCTACGCTCTAGAATCCAAGCGGCTGCCTGCCATGATCGCTCATTCTCTGCTGCTGTGGCAACCCTAGACAGAAACCGCATTTCTGCAAATGCTTCTGCTTTTTCTATAGCGTCGGAAAATGCGGGATCTAGCCTCATCCACTCGTGCAATGTATCCCTGTGAATGCCAGCCAGCGCAGCAGATCTTTGGCGTGAAGCCCCAGCACGAAGCGACTGCAACAGAGCCTCTACGCGCTGTTCAGTCTTCTTGGTTGGTCTCCCCGCCTCTGAAGGAACCATGATCTCATCGCTCATATCACCACTCTACACCCTAAACCTGAGTTTTGTTACAAATATGACCCTGTATGCGCCACGGAGACAAGCGTTTGTAGCATTGACAATACCTAGACACCAGCCCGCGCAGCGCAAATCAGTTTTTTATTTTTGGCGAACTTCCTTGCGGTAGAAGGCAAGCGTCTGCCCATCTAGAAACCAGTCTCGCCCGTGCTTCTTGCCTTTAATGCGCCCCTTGTGCAACTGCACCCGAAGCGTGATTGGGCTGATGCCAAGCAACTCTGCTGCCTGACGAAGCGTGTACTCCTTTGCCGTGCTGTCTTTCAATTGACTAGTCCTTTCTCACCTGTGCCTGTTGGGGCATCCTCGCCCTTTTTCCTTTTGTGTAACTCTGTAATCTTTGAGAGCGTCCGCATGATTTTTGCGGCGGTCTCTTCAGTTACGCCTTTGCTGACCATGCCGTTTTGGAGATCTTCCTCAAAAGTTGGCGAGACATATGCCGTAAGGAACATCTGGTCAAATTCCTCATCACCGATATAACGGCTGCCGACCAGCGAGAGCAGCGAAGCAATGGCAATGTCAGTGCGGCGTTCGGAGAGCGCATACGGATCTCTGTCCTCTGTGCCGTCTACGCCCATAATGACCACGCGCCCTGCAACTGGGGCAATCGTAATCGGATTAATTCCCTGCTGCACGCCGACTGCTGCCCTGCGAATGATGGTTGCAAAAGAGTTCAAGTGTGCAGCGGTTTTCTTGCCTGACACGATCTTGCCGTGGTCTGGCGCGTCCACATCAATCCAGAAGCCAACAGAGAATGAGCCAGTTTTCTCGTCTTCCAGCACCATAGAGCCGATTGCTTCTGCCTTGAGAACACGCGGATAGCGCATGTCATCTTCCGCAAGCAACTGACAAATCTGCTCGTCAAGATCGTCGTCGTTGAGTTCGTGGCGCTCAAAGTCAAACGAAGTGACCTCCGAAAAAGTCAACACTGGCTTAATGACGATGGCGTACCGCTTTTTGCTCACTTTGCACCTCCCGTAGAGCCAACCAGCAAAATCAAATACACCGCAAGCACAATGGACAACATCCCTAGCGCGTCTCCCACAAATTCCCTCCTATTATATTTCCAGTCGTAATGCAATTCAGCAAAAAAATCTCTAATTTCGTCCATGTCACCCCCACGCCTTTTCGTCAAGGACGAGATCATTAATCTTTGCTGCAATGTCAATGACTTGTAGGCAATACAAGCCTTCGTCGCCGCCAATTGCCATGCCTCTCGTTGCCATTGGGATCTGGTCAACATAAACATCGCCAAATTCCCACGAGCCGTAGGTGTGTGGCGACTTTACGGCGCACATCCAGCGTGCGTACTCATTTTTCTTTTCTGCGTCGCGGTTCTGGTATCGCTTTAGCACGCGCCACTCCCAGTTCCCAGACCTAAAGATTGCATACGGATTCTCAACATCCCGCGTCTTGTTTTGTAGATTCTTCACTGTGATTCCTCCTTGTTTTTGATTTGATTGGAGACTGCGTTCCAGTCTGTCGTTCCCGTCGTCGGGTCTTTCGGCGCGCTTCCGACACAAGTTGGGCAGATGATGAATGCCCCGTTGTTGTGCTTTCCGCACTTTCCGCAAATTGGTGGCTCGCTGGTTTCGTTGAGTTCCTGAATCGCCAGATCTTTGAACACACCCATCGGTTTTCCTCCTCTTGCGGAGACAGCCCCCGCTTCCACAACAATCATAAACCCTAGCGTTCCTGCCGTCAAGCCCCTATTTCCAGCCGTTCCGCCAAGGACGACGGCAAGCCCGCGAGCAGAATATCCTGCTGCGCTCCCTTGATGTCGTACTCCACGCGGTGAATCTGGCGTGTAACAATTCCATCTGGGTTGACTTGAAGCGAAAGCCATGCGGCTCGCTTGTCGTGATCCCGTGGCTGACCTGCGCTGCCCGCGTTCATCCATGCCCCTGCTGCTGGCACTTCCAGCATATTTGGCTTGAGCGCCGCCGTCGTGTACGGCGAATACATCCAGCCAAGACTGAGCCTGTCTGCAATATCGTCTTCGCTCATGCCCTCCGTTGGGATTGGAGCGACAACAGAATGACGACGATAGATTTCTGCGGCTTGGTGCGTGTGACCGTACAAGCCAAAATCTGCGTCAAACTCTTCTAGCGCCTTGAACGCATCGCCCGCAACATGTGCTGACATGTATTCCCACATTGGCGCTCGTGGGCTGCCGTGAACGAGAAGCGCATGCTCGCTGCCGATTGCCATGCGAGCCATCGGGCGCAAGCGATACAAAAACTCCTGCGTCTTCTGGTTGATGTTGTCTTTCGTCCACAAAATTGCAGCGCGTGCATCGTCGTTGAAAGCGAGCGCCTTGCCCCAAGTATTGAGCGCCTCTTCGTCATGGTTGCCCAAGATTCCGCGAGCGTTAACCTTTTGGAGCATGTCGCAGACCTCATTTGGTCGTGCGCCATAGCCGACAAGATCGCCCGTGTGCCAGATTTGCTCTGGATTAAACTTGGCGATGTCGTCTAGGACTGCGCCCAGCCCCTGAATATTGCCGTGAACATCGCTGATCACTGCAACTTTATTGATTTGTTCAGTCATTTAGTTCCCCCAATCGTTCCCAATTGATTTCTCCGTCGCGGCTAATTACTCCGTCTACGATCATCTGGTGAGCCGCTCGCCCGTATGATCCTTGCAGCCTCCACACCGTTCCTGATTTAATCAGGTAGGCAAACATCTGCACCGTCTCCTCTGTTGAGAGATTCCCAGTCTCGTAGCGGACGATGGCATCTACCATGTCAATTCCGCCAGTCGTTGCTCCAATTTCTGTCTTCATCGCTTCTTGTCCTCCGCAAATCCATCAAACCATTCGCCGTATTTTTGTCGTAGGCGCTTTTCCGCTTTCCCTGTTGCTGTCTTGCTGCTCGTCTCTGGGTCTCTGCACCAAGCCCGCGCTTCCTCTAAGTTAAGCCCGCGCTTCATGATCCTATTCGGATACCCCTCAAAAAACATTCGCACAATTTTGTACTTCATCTGGTTTGCTTCAACCTTGCATTCCGTTGAGCAAAAATTGTCGTCTCTGTCCATCGCAACTTTTCCGCAAAGTAGACATTCCATTAGTTGACCTCCTTCTTGAAGACAATATTTCCCGCAAGGATTTCCCAGTCAATCTTTCCCGCACCTAGCAGAACCGACTGTGGATCAAGGTTGTAACTGTGAGCCACAAACTGAGCCATTCCTTCGTCTTGCCCGCAACTGCTGCACACCTTGCTGGTGTTGTCGTAGCGGGAGAGCGCACCCTTGGATGCGTCAAACGGATTGCTGCACCCGTTGCACTCCTGAATTGCTGTTGTCATCTTTCCTCCTTTATCTTGCTGGGTTTCCTCTCCCAGTCGCTGATGCGAGTATAAACGATAGCGTTCCCTGTGTCAAACCCACCCTTCGGGGCTGGCAGCGTGAGCGTAGTCCGTGACTAGGCTGTCAATCTGCTTCAGCGCCTCTGGCGAAAGCAGCGCCTTGCAGTCAAGGCACGCACAATTCCATGCGTTGTAACACTGCTCGCAGAGCCGCCCGATCTTTTGCTGCATTGTCTCCGCCCCGTCTGTGCCGCATGCGTCGCAGGGGATTGAGAACATTCCTTCCTCAGCCATAAATCAACTCCCCAAAGATCGCGTACTGGATGATGACTTCACCGCCAGTAGCGTCCATGTCAATTTCTCCGTCGCGTGCGTGATACAAGTGCGGGTGCTTGGCAAATGCCAGCGCAAACCCGCGTTCAATATCAGCCTTGCGGATTGAGAACCAATCGTTGACCTCTCGTGTCGGCTCCCCGTTGTCCTCATCCTCCTTGACCTGCACATACACATAATCGTCAGGCAACTCTTTGAGTTTTTCTGCCTTGTACGATCCGTGCGGCGTGTCGTAAGACTTTTCTGGATCTGGCTCGTACCACTCCGTCCACTTGTAATTCTGGCACTCGCCCCAGTAATTGATTCCGCCTTCAATTGCGCAGTGCAAAATGTCGGCAATATCTTTCTGCTCTAGTTGTACCTGTAGAATCTTCACTTTGCTTCCTCCCTAATCTTTACATCCATTCCGCCAAGCGGATGGGTTTTTACTGGAGCCGTACCTGCGTACTGCTCATAAAATGCGTGCCAGACTTCCTCGTCTGACTTTCGCACCCAGATGCTGCACCCTGCGGCAAACACATTGCTGGTCGGATCTGCGACAAGCGCCACCTCAAATGGCAGCGTTCCTTCCTTGTGCATCTCCTGCAACTCTCCGCCAAGGCTGACGATTTGCGTCTGCTCTCCCCAGAGGAAGAGACCGTCAGCAGCCTCAAACCACTCGTCGCCAAGGGTTGTCACTGCGTGACCGCGCCATCCATCAGTCTGAATCCACTTGCGGGTAATCCCAGCGATCTCTTCCTTTTTGAGATCCTCGTAATACTCGCCATCCAGAATCCAATTGGCTGACACCTTCACTGCCGCTGGCTTCTCGCCATTGCGGAAATAGGTGATGGTGCTGGAGTGTTCAATGTCGGACTCAAAGCAGCCCCAGCAGAATTCGCCATTGGCGATGTCTGACCAGCGACCTCCATCCCCGTCATTGTCAATGTCTGATTCGCAGCCCACGCACTTCGTGATTGGCGAATCTACCGTTCCTACTTCTTCCATGTTTCCTCCTCCTCTATACGGTTCCTCAACCGATTGATTGCATCTTAAACTCTAGCGTTGCAGATGTCAATAGTCGTCATCATCCCCATTGAAGAGCCGATTCGCCGCAGCGTAATCGCCAACTGCTTCAAGATCCTTAATGGTCTGAAGTTTATGAGCGATCAGTTCCTGCTCGCCAATTCGGTTCAGCGCCGTGGCGTACTGGTAGCCTTGCGGAAATTTCTCCAGCACCTTGTCAACTGCCGCCCAGCGTGCAGCGCCCGCCTTGCATGAGCCGCAGGGGTATCCATCGCCGCACGCTTCGTGGTGCATGCAGTCATATGGGAAGCAGCATTCCTGCCGATCCTGCTGACTCTGGACATGATCCATAAGGATGTCCGCTTCGGCTTCCGTGAGTTGCTTCCAGTTCTCAGTGAGTTCTGGGGTCTTGACGATTTCTCGTGCTTCGCTTGTCTGCATGTTTCCTCCGATTACTTGACTAGGTTGGCAAGGCGCAAAATCGCCGCCACCTTGTTGACATAATTCCTGTCGCTCAATTGACCCGTGATCCACTGCTTGTGCAGTTCACCGATCTGGAAAGCGATCTCCTCCATCGTTAGCATTGCGTTTCCTCCTCTATGTCGGGCTTCCTCTCCCGATCGCTGCCATCATAAACCCCAGCGTTGGCTGTGTCAAGACTTATTTTTCGGGAAGTGTTACATCCTCTTCCTGAACCTTGATCCTCATTCGGCGGGCGGCAGCCTTGGCTCCGTTGGGCTTGTAGAGGATCTCATCCTCAACCAGCCCGATCTGCTCGCTTGCGTCCAGCCACCGCTTGCCCAGTTTGAATAGGATCTTGTAGAAATCCTTGTCGTGGTTGCTGTTCCAAGCCAGACCGTGAGCGATCTCGTGGAGCAGAATCCTGCGCCCAGTTCCGCCCTTGCTGGGAACTGAGATGTGGCGCTTCGCCCAGCAGACTCCCCCATCTGTTTTGCGGAACTTGATGCTGGTCGGGTGGTAGCCTGTCGTCCTGAAGATCCCCCTGACAACCTTGCCGACCCATTGCAGATGCTCGCTGGAGACATGACCGCCGACCCAAGTTGTTGCGTCGCCTTTGACAAGGAAGATGCTTTGTCGGTGCTGGTCGCAAACCCGCTTGCCGTACCGCAGCCGCTTGCCAGCGGCGCGTTTGCAGCGCGCTTGCAGCAGTCTCCATTGGCAGCGGGGGGCAATTGGCATAAGTCGCATCTTATCCGCTCGCCGTTTCCGTTGTCGCATTACCTTTCGGAACTTTTTGAGTTGATTATTGTGGATGGCACACAGCGCCAGTTTTTGATCTGAATAGTCTGGGTATCCATAGATGCTGACCGTCTGGGTGAACTTGGTCAATCGCTTGCAGCCGTTCTCCCCGTTGTGCAGCAGCCAGAACTGCGGGAGGGGGTGCGCCCCTCCCTGACAAGGGGCGGTCACTTGCGCCCCCTCTTCTTGCGTGGCTTGTAGCACTTGGGGCAGTGGGCAATTAGCCCGCCCGCCTCGTTGCGCTCAACGATTAGGTGTCCGTGGCGCTTGCCGCCGATTGGACACAGATTCCAGAAGTTGAACATCTGGTTCCTCCTTTTTCTGGCGGGTTTCCTCTCCCGCGTCTGACATAAGTATAAAGCATGTCAAGCCACTTGTCAAGTCGTGCGTAAACTGCTAAGATGGTCGGCAAAATAAATCCCCCCCACGGGGCGACCGTGAGGGGGTGAAGCCTGTGGGGGAGGAACGCCCACAAGCAAAGACAATGCCGTCAGGAGGGCTTGGATGCCCCCTTCTGTTCGGCTGATAGGGAGTGTAGCCCATCTCTTGTGAGTTGTGCGTGTTTCTCTTTGTTGGCTGGAATTGCAAAATACGCTTTGCTTCTGGCGGATGCGCTGGCTCGCGCTTCGTCGGTTTTCTGCGCTGTGTTGTGGCGCTCCGCAACAATTAGTCCGCCCTTGATCATTGGGGTAAACGGTCTGAGCGAACAGGCTGGAACTCTGCACACGCCATCGTCTACGCACTCCCTGCAAAACGCGGTGATTGCTGCTTGCATGGAATTAACCTGCGCGTCTGGCTTTTTCTTTTTCCCGATTTTGCGCGACAGTCGGGCGCAATCGTAGGAGCAGTACGAGCGGCGAAGGTTGCTGGCGACAAAAGTCTTCTTGCAGTACGGATTGAGGCACATTCTAGTGCGCGCCTTTACCGTCAAGGATAGAAGTTTTGGCTCGTCGCACATCAGCGAAAGCAGCGAAGCATTTTCTGGGCTGGGCATGACTGACCCAAGTAGCCAGAAATTAATTGTGGTGCGGGTAACTTTTAGTTGGCGCTCTAGTCGCCGCTTGGTAATGCCCCGCTTCCGCATGCTTTCGGAGAGCAGCGCGCCGAACTGCGTTTGGTGGTGATTGGGTGCTGTCATTTCCCAAGTGTCGGTCTGATTTCCCTGATGGATACCTCAATTACGCCCCTGCCCATTGAAGCCAACTGGATGAAAGCGGCGGGGCTTAAATCAATGGCTCGTCGGCTGGTATCTGCCCATTTCTTTGCTTTCAGCGCACGCCATGCTCCGTGGCAATAATCGCGCACAAGCACAGTGACGCATTTTGTTGTGCCAACCCTGCACACCTCAACCCAGTACGGCAAGTCGTAATAGTCAAAACTGCCCACCGCTGCGTACATGACTTTTTCCCCTTTGCTGTACGGATTACAAGAATTCTTGTAGCCACCGTAGCAGAACTTTTTGCCTTGCGGGTGGGTGCTTCCGTACCAAGTAGCCGTGCCTCTCGTTGGGATTCCGTGCTGGGTAAGGGGCGGAGCGTCTGGCGGCGGCACGATAACGCCTGTCACGATGGACAGCGCAAGCAGGGCGGAGATCAAAACTCACCCAAGTAAATCGTTGCGCCCTCTGGGTGGTCTTCGTCCGCGTACATTTTGTGAGCCACTAGGGTTAACACCTGTGCATCGTCGTTCCAAACATGGGCGCTTGTCAAGGCATCAAGCACCGACCGCACCATTTTGTCTAGGTCTGGCTTTACCGTGGGCTTTTCCCGCTTGACTGATTTTGGCTTGTGCAGATAAAACTCAATAACGACGGCGATTGCCCCCAGCATCGGCGGCTTGCCGCCCCACTGATGTCGCGCCTCCCACTCAACCAGCGCCCGCCAAGGCTTTAGGTTTTTGTTGGCGCTCGTGATAATTGGCTTGCCGTTGACAATAAAAGCACGCGATGAGCCTTGCGGCTCAGGCTTACCAAGAACTTTGATCTGGGGCATAAGTCTCTGTCGTTCCTGAGATGTGGCGAATCCACTTCTGCCTGTACAAATCTATAATTTCTAGTTGGTCACCGTGAAACGAGACTGGCGCTGGTCGGATTGTCCTTGCCTTGCGCTGTGTCTTGACCAGCCAGCCGCGATTAATCAGCACCAGAACCCTGCGTTGCGCCGCAGAGACAGTGATCTGCATTGCCTCTGCGATGTCGCGCACGCTGGGGCTGCTGCCAAAAAACATTCGGTACGCACTGATGTAGGCAAAAGTGTTTTCGTACCGAAACTGCTCGTCCGCTCCAAGATCAATCATTGCCTCAACCCCCTTTGGAGTCATCATTGTTGGCAGGTGACCGTCAATGATGTTCATAGCGAATCGGGGAATGCCCGTACCAATTCTGTTTTTACGGGGTAAATGTCAAAGATGTTTTCTTCCCCGCTCTGCAAACGCTTTGTCATCATTGCTGGCACTCCGCGATAGTGAACATCTTCCATCTCATTGATTGTCCAGCGATACAAATTGCCAAACTCGTCTTCAACAATAAACTTGCCGCCAATTGCGTTTTGCTCGCCACTGATTACTCGGACTGCCAACCTATGTGGTTGGCGCGGGTCAAATCTTCCATCTTCCGTAAACTTACCGTGATCGCAGCAATTTCCTTCACTGCAACCAACGCACGCGCACCACTCACAAACCTTAGTGTCGGTCATGACTGCAACCTCCGTAATACGCTCTGGACGCTCTCTGAAGAGCGATAACTCCCCTTGGTTTCTGGCTTTATAACCATGGATGTTTGTCCGTCTGTCTGTCCGTCTGTTCGTTTGTCTGTAGCCACGCTTGAGTCACTCTTATCGGTGACGATTGCGTGACGCTTTCGTGACGCTGGGGTGATTGCATTCATTGGCGGCTGGTATTCATCCCAATTTGAGACAACCCAGCCCCCAGCCATGCCTTGAGAGACAACGCCAAGAGCCTTGAAGCCGTCGGCAATCACATCAATCTCGTTCTGGGCAACATTGATGGCTGGTGAAGAGATCGCAACCCGCAAATCCATGTCGTCACCAATTACACCGTCATTCTGGCAAGCGCGAGCCAAGAGACTGAACCATGCGACTACGCCGTTCGCCCCAAACTCCATGCCAATCCTGCGGATTTTGGTGTTGCTATCCCAATCGCGGTCAACCCGCATCCATTGCCTACTTGCTCTACTCACATCTTCCTCCAAATCGCTTGCTTCTTTTTACATGTGTGGCAGCCGCCAACCCGCAGATTTTCGGCTACCGTTCCCATCCCAATCTGCCCTTCGTGAACAGATTTGCAGCCCTGACACTGCCACATTTCCTTTGGCGGTGCTGGCTGCGCCCCATCCAAGAGGCGATACTGCCACAAGGCGTGGTCTGGTCGCGGGTCGGGGCGCGACTCAATGTGATGCCCCGACTTCCGCAACTCCTCAATCCGCGCTGAGTAACGCGAGCCGCCTACCTCCCAAGAGAGAAGCGCAGAGCCGTAGACCCATTGACCACCCGCATCACGCAAAAGGTCAAGAATCTTTTCGGCTCTGGTTTTCTTCTCCTCACTCAAAACGGAAGGGTTGACAGGTCGGCTTCCTCATCGCGACCGCCCTGTTGCGCCTGATCTTTCTTTCCAGAAGCGACGACAACATCAGTCGCTACGACCTGAATCTTGTGGCGAAGGTTTCCGTTCTTGTCTGTGTAGGTCTGTGGCTCTGGCTTGCCCGTGACCAGCACCTTGCTGCCCTTCTGAGCAAACTTCTCCAAAGCCTCAGCAGTCTTGCCGAAGCAGACCACCTCATACCAAACCGCTTCGGACTGCATGCCCTCATCGGTTTTTACTTGGCGATTGATTGCCACCGAAAGGCGGGCAAACTTTGCGCCCGAAGCCGAAACCTTTACCTCTGGGTCTCGCCCCAGATTTCCCATGATCGTGATGTGTGCGAAATCCATCAGATTTTCCTCTCTGCGCCCTTAGCGAGCGCCCACTTCAACACTTCCTCAGCCTTTTGCTTTGGAATGTTATAGAACGAATCCCAACCACGAGACTGGAGCAACATGTCCTCGTCTACGCCAATCGCAGCAAGTGCGATTCGGATGTCGTTGGAAAGCGCCTCTCCAGCCAACTCCTCTTCCGCATCAAGAGCCGCCGCAACCGCCTCGTCCATCTGGACGCGCTTTACGCCGCCCTTAACGCCAAGCGCCTTGGCAAAGACAGACTCAAAGGTCGGGTCAACAATCTCTGACTTAATGTCATTTGATCCTGTCCGATCCTTGATCACCGTCATCTTGCGCGTGCCAGCGTCAACAAACATCCGCAAAACGGTGTCAAAGAAGTACGGCGTACCCTTTTCCGCATCTGGCTTGCTGCCGATACGCACCATCTGGTCTCCGCGCTTCTCTGTTTCGTCCTTCTCTCGCGCAATTACAATCGTGTGGATCGGCAAATTGATGATTGCCGTCAGCAGCGACTTGTACTGGCGCTTGATACGACCCCAGTCCAGCATCTCAAGGTCTGTCTCCTCAACAATGCCTGTGCCGCGCCCCTTGGCAGCGTTTGCCGCAGCGCGCTTGATCTGGGCAGAATCTTGCAGCGTCTCCCAAATCACCGTCAGCGGGTCAATGACCAGCGTTCCGTATGCCTCTGGGTTTGCGGCGACAAACTCAACCGCAGCCTTGACATCCTTGTAGGTCTTGGTCGGCAGGACATCAAACTCCTGCAAACCGTCACGCCCAGCGTAATGCGCTGTGCCACCTTCGGTGTCAATCACTGCGATCTTCCCCTTGCCCGAAAGCGCAAAGAAAGTCTTGCCAACTCCTGAAGCGCCGTACACCAGCACCTTCATCTTCGGCTCAACATTCTGCGCCTTCTTGAATGGATTTCCTGCCATGTTGCCTCCTTACTCTTGAATGCCGCGCCAAGCAGGGCATTCACTCTTGAAAGCGCAGCCATTGCATGCAAACTGCGCGTTAAACCCCTGAGTCAAGTGCATGTCCAACTCCTTGGCAACCTGACGCGACTTCTCGCGCTTTGCTGCCTCAATCCTAAACGACTCCACCGCCAGCGTTAGCCGTCGGCTGCGTTGCTTGTCATACCAAGGCTTCTTCGCCTTTGGGTTCCACTCCAACACATCCTTCGGTGGGTTCGCATAGATCAGACCGTCAAGCCCGACCATTGGCGGAAGAGACCCGTAGACCTCATAAAGCCCCCAAGCGTAGTAGGTCAACTGGAAGTCCTTGTCGGCGCGGCGCTCTTCCAAGCGTCGCTCGCTGGTCTTCAAGTCAATCACTGACCCGTCGGACAAAATGATGTCTGGGTGCGCGTGATAAGTCACGCCTTCAAATTCCCAGTGCAATTCCACCTGCGTGCCAAACACTTCTGGCATCGTCGGCTGCACCTCTTCTTGCCAGCATTGAACCAGTGCGTTGGCTTTTTCCTTCATTGCATCAAGCGACCAAACCCGCTCTGCGGATGGATCTTCCTCATGCACTGCGGATTCCACTTCCCGCTCAGTTTCGGCTGGTTGCCCAGCGATCAATTTGCAGACCGCCGCGTCAACCGCCTTGCCGACCATTGCTGCCTCCCCCATTTGCGGGCGCTTACCCGTGAGGGCGGCAGCGTTGGACTTCCACTGGCATTCATCCCAAAGTTTGTCGCCCGAATACGAGCGATGACTTGGATCAAAGCAGCGAGACATTAGACTTCCTCTCGCAACGCGACGATCACCTCATAAGTGCCATCGGCGTTTGGTACGCAACGAGACTTCACCGTTACGCCAAGGTTCCTAAATGCCTGAAGCAGAGTTGCGCGCTTTCGCCACGACACTGCTTTGCTTTCTGCTGCAAGCCGAATCGCCTGACCGCTACGGAGCGCCACAAGTGCCGCCTCATAATCAATCAACGCCGTCGTCTTGTTTGAGCGCCAACTAATGTCGCCCAAGTTACTGATAGCCGTGAAGTCTTCCTGCACGGGCTTGAGTGCGAACGCCATGTTCCCCTCTTTTCCCCTATCACGCTGTTGCGTGCGAGCCTTCCTCTAAGATTGCCGTGGCTCTATGGCAATGCAGGGAGTATAAAGGTTCTGTTCGCCTAAGTCAACACCTGTTCTTCTGCTTACCCTACCTGTGGCAATACGGGATTGTCGGTGTCAAGATAAACTACATACTCCGCTGTCACTCCATGCTTGGGGTGGACAAAACGCAGCCCTTGGCTTGGTCGCCCGACCGCTGCCAGTGCCTCCTGCGCGAAGGTGTTGTGGCTCTCTGGGCTGCCGTTGCAGCGCGCAGTCACGCGGTTGAGCGTCACGCGGGTTGGCTGATGCCAGTGACCAAAGTCGGTGTCGTGGAAGACCTCTGGGATGGCTCCCAGCGCCCAGCCGCCAACCTTCTTCATCAAGCCGTACCAAGGGAAGCCCGACCCGCCGCGCAGGTTGTAGCCGTGGAACAGCAGCACCCTGTAGTTTGGGAACACTTCGGCAACGGTGTACCAATGCGACTCGCCCGAACCATCAGGAATGTTGAATGACACGCGCTTCTCATCCTTCAGCAGCAACTGCGTGATTCTGTACGCCATGCGGTCTGCGTTGCTTTCTGGGTTCATGCTCTGGCGAACTGCTCCGCCGATTGCGCCGTGATTGCCGATGACCATGTGAACAGTAATTTTGCCGCTAAAGTTTGCAAGCATCTTTCGGATGAAATTGGTCAGGATGCGCGGAGCATCTAGCACCGTCTGCTGGTACAGCGAACTGTCCAACTGCCACTGCTGGCTAGGAAAGATCAACTCCCCCTCAACGATGTCACCAAGGACAAAAATTTGCAGGTCGTTAACTGGGTGATCTGCTCGCTGAATCTCTGTGAGTTTAATTACCTTGTCTGCGTAAATATCAATACGCTCTTCGCAGATCTGCGAGTTGTACCCTGCGGTCAACTTGCCTAACTGGAAGTCGCCAAGCACCGCGATGGCAGTTTCTGCCTGCTTGTTGCGCTTGTCCGCTTTCGGCGCTTGCACTGGCGGAATAATCATTGCGCTTGCCGCTGACTTTGCGGCGCGGAAAATCGCTTCGGTGTAATCGTCACGATCACGCTTAAGCGAATCGTATTTCTTGAGCGCAGCGTTTAACTGCGTTCGCAACTCGCCCTCAATTTGGGCGCGCTGAATTTCTTCTTCTACTGACACGAGCATTCCCCTTTCCTGTGCCGCGCCACAGATGAAGCGGCAAGTTTTTCGCCAAGAGCAACTGCAACGCCCTTGGCAATTGCAGATGATTCAATGACGGGATTTGCCAGCGCAGCCTTTAGGTCGGCTGCGTCTGCTCCGCTAATCGCGGTCAACACGCGGCGAACGCCGCAAATTGATTTGCTCACCGCTGGGCGAGCAGCATTAATTGCGTCTAGTAACGCCATCCCCTAGTTCCCCCTTTTTTGCTTTACTTCTTGGCTCCGACTCCATATTCGCCGCCAGCCTGTAGATACCGTAGCAGAACCTGAATACCTGCTGCAATACCTGCCGCAGACAATGCCTTAAGTGCCTCAGTGTCAAGGCTCCAGATGTCAATTCCCATCCCTAGCCAAAGAGCAAGGGTGGTTGAGAGTGCGGTGCGCAGTACATCCTGCAAGGCTGCTGTAATTTGCTTGGTGTTCATAATGTTCCTTTCGTTTTTTTAATAGCCTTTTGGCTTTGGCTTTGGCTTTGGCATAGGTCGCTTACCCATTTTGTCCAGCCTTTCTTACTTCTTACGCAATTTTGCTTGCAATTCAGAAACCCGCTTCCAGAGAGCGCGCTGCGCTGCCCCCCACGGCGTTCGCTTGATTTCTGTCAGCGTTGAAGCCAATTCTGCCTTAACTGCCTGTGTTTGTGCGGTTTTGACCACAATCGGGGCTGTCTTTATAGGCGCTACGGGCTTGCTCGCCGCTACGGGCTTCTGAGGCGGCTTTACGGGCGTTTTGGCGGCTGGTTTTGCGGCGTACACCGCAATCCAGATCGGGGTCTTCTTGATCAGGGTTTTAGAGTGCGCAATGCCGTGCGCCTCCTTCTCCGAAATGCCCTTGCCGTAGACCTCTTTGCCCTTGCCGCTCATCGTCGGGTCGGCGTACTCCCACTCGCCACCGTCGCACGCCAAAACACACCAGTGACCATAGGGCGGCTTGCCCTTTGCGCGCTTTTTCTGCCACTCCGACCACACGCGCTCAGGGATACCCAGCGGGGCTTCTACATTTGTGACAATTGCCGCGCCAGCAATAGCGGCGCGCTTTGCGGCATCCCAAGTAGTTACCCACTGGGCATACCCGCCCAACTGCTTGACTGTGCCAATGAGTTCCTTGGCGCTAGTGCCGTTTCCTGCCCCGTCAACATCGTTGCGACCTGCGCGCTTTCCTGCATCCCAAGATTGCTGCGGGGTCACCGTGATTGCGCCCTTGCTTGCATACTGCAACGCCATTCCTGCGCTAGTTACGCCGCAATCGTCCATCCAGTTGTCGGTCGTCGTTTTAGTGGATTTGCCCTCAATGAGCGTCGTTTGCGTTACTACTTTGATTGGCATTCGTTGCTACTTTCCCTGCCCGTTCATGTACGCCAAGAATCCGCCAAGTCCGCTGATCCCAAGCAGGGCAATAACAAATTTTGCAAGGCGATACGCGCCACGAGTTTCCGCCATCTCCACCTTGATGTCGGCTAAATCCCTCTCAATGCGCTCTAGGCGCTTGAGAATTTCGGTGCTGTCTTTTGTTGTCATTTGTCAATTGTAACAGAAGGCAATGGTGCATCCTGAATTTCGTATTGACCAACTCCCATTCTTCGGACAATCTTTCCAAGCGACAGATCGTCAATTGGGCATTGATCTCGTGAAGTCAGCACCTCAAAAAACATGTCGTTTCCCGTGCTGTAGCCGTCAAGTGCAGCAATTGGAAGTCCAATAATTGATTCAACAATTCCATCTGAAGAGTAAATTGCCAATTCAACAGTTTCAGTGGTCATAACTTATCCAATCCCCACCATGACCATGGCTTGCCGCGACGAAGTGGTCGCCGCAGTACCTGCATTATAAATGCGGATAGTTGCTGAAGTTGCAGTCCTAGACCAGACAGTCGCCACCAAGTTCGCGCTTGTTGATGCCGAATGATACACGGAGGCAATAACTACTGTCGGCGTAGACCCAGTAGATGTATAGGTTACGGTGTGATCTTGGAACCCGTTAGCCGCAATGCTTGTTGTGCTTGCGGTAGAAACTGCGGTTCGCACATAGGATGGCAGGTTTGAGCCGTTGATGGCTCCAGTCGCAGTAATGTTTGTTGTTGCCGTAATTGCCCCAGTAACGGCTACGGTGTCGTTAAATGTGAAGTTGCTACCGCTCCAGCCCATGAATGAACTTCCTTGCGCTGGGTAGAATCCGTTAGCAACAAGTGCTGTGTAGGCGCTGCCGTCAGAGTTGTAAACGCCTACAGAAGTGTTGCCAGCAGTCGCGCTGAACGGTCGGATAGATCCGCCGCTACCGTTTTTAAAGATAATTCCGCCCTGCGTGCTTGAGGTGCTAAGACCAAGTTGAAAATCTCCGCTGGTAGCAACCGTACTTGTTCCGTCTGGGGAATAAAGATTTCCACCGCCCTTGTATCTTGGGGAGTTAGTTCCACCAGCAGATGTAAGAAATCCGATTTCTCCGTCAGCAAGTGTTGCGGTAGATCCCTTGCCAAGTTTTGTGAGGCTTGATCCAAGCGCAAGGCTTCCTGTTCCAATTGCACCTGCCTTTGTGTCGTTTTGGTACACGAACAATCCAGATGGAGCCACAACAGAAAGGCGTTTTCCGCCAGTTGCAGTTCCGCCAGTAATTGCGCCGATTGCCAAGTAATAATTGATAACAAAAGAGTTTGTTGCTGTAGAAATAATTTGCGCTGGCAAATCTTGAGTAATGGCGTTAAGCGTTGCTGCTCCAGCGCCAGTCGCTCCCGTAAACCAAACAAACTGACCAGCCGCAAATGGGTGGGCTGTTGCGTTAATTGTGCAGTTAGCGTTGGCTGCTGCGCCAGCAGATGTAATTCCAGTGACTGATTTTGTCAGGCTATTTGATGTATCGGCAACAACTCGGAATTGCGCGCTGGTAATGTTGTCGCTTGGGCGAGCATAAATAAATCCGCTCACTTCGTTGCCCGCCGAATTTGATGTTGATGTTGTTGATCCAATCGTTAAATCTTTTGCGGTAACTGATCCAGTGTTGCTCACCGTAAAGTTTGTTGAGGTGATTGCATTTGCGTCAAACAAAGCGTCAATGGTTAGCGAGCCAGTTTGAATGTTGCTGGCGTTGATGTTGTCTACGGTAATAACGCTGGCATCAATTGTTCCCGCAAAAATTGCGTCGGCGGTAAGGATTCCGTGCTGGAACTGCCCGATGTCTGTTGCGTCGGCAAGAATTGTTGCGGCGGTGGCGGCTGACCACGAAGAAACACCGTCGCTGCGGTACAGCGTCGGCTTGGTAATATGCGGATCTCCGCCATCTGGCTTGAGCATGACCAGCGTTCCTTCTGGGAATTCATCTGCGTACACAGTAAGATCTGGCAGGTTTTGAGCAACAGTTAGCGTGCTGTTCTTTTTAATAATAGAGATGGGCGTGTTTGCGGCTGGCATGGATGATGGAGCCTCAACCTCTGCCGCAACGCCAGTTACCTGCGGGTCGCTCAGGAGGCGACCAGAGGCAACATAGCCGCTCTGCTGCAGGTTATGCTCAAACGCTGTTGACCCTAGGCGCGGTTTTGCTGTACCGATTAGCGCGGAGCCTACTGTTGCAAGTGCGGAGGCGAGGTTTCCCTTTTGCGAGCCGAACTGAATTTCGTAGACAATCTCGCCGTTACCAAACGGAAGAATAGAAAGACCTTCAATGCGGTTAATCGTGATCTGCCGTGCGGCTGGCATGCGTGAGAGTTCAAAGATCTGATAGGTTCCCGCCACTGGAACGGTGTAGCCAAGCCTGTCGGAAGAAATTGTGTAGGTTCCTTCGCGCACTGGCATTGCAGATTCAGAGAACACTGCGTCCGCTGCCCGATCCGCCGCTGCTACGGATGTCACAGACGAGTCGTCAATAAATGACCCGTACACCCTGCCAAAGTAAGCAAGAGACGGGGCGTATTCTCGGTAGTAAGACTGGAATACTTTGTTGCCCTTCTTTGTTTCTCCCCCCTTAATGGCAACAGCGTTAATAATTGCGCTTGCGTCAAGCGACTCTTCGTAATTCATTGGGGCAAATGTGGTGGTCTCGTTTGGCGTGTCGCTAATGCCAAACGATGCGGTTTCCGCAATCAACTGCAGGTTGTCGTAGTAGACGCTGCCGCCCGTTGCTGCGGAGTGTGAAAGTCGGATCTCAACATGGGTAGCCGTCGCTGGCGCTGTTACGACTTGCTCCACGCGAACCCACGAACCAACAGTTGTGGTTGAAATGGTCGTTGTCGGAGACAAGTTTGCGCCACCAGAAGATGCGCGGAAGTTTATATAAATTCTTGCCCTATCGTTTGAAAGGTTTTTGATTGCGCCAGAAAAGTAATACCGTTTGCCCGCAGTAATGCCACTGATTTCTTGCCACGCCGACTCACTGCTGCTGTCAACTTTTAGCCCATAATCAATCTCAGAGCCAGAAATAGGAGTGCCAACGCCGTCGGAGTTTTGCCCTGCAATTGCTTCTCTGGTTGGCGTGCCGACATAAGTCCAACTAGTTGCCGTTGTCGCCGCGCCTGTTGGCAGTTGGAATTCCCAGTTGGCGATCATGTTAATGTCCTTGCCAACGCGGGCAATGTTCAGTTCGCCGCTTGTGTCCACCCAAAATTGCATTTTGGTGCTGTAAGCATTCTTGCAGAAATGCTCAAGTGCCTCACGAAGCGTTTTCCCGCCAAACCACAATTTAACGCTAAAAGTTGTTGCAGAAGCGTAAATCTTGGCGGCATTGTAAGTAATTGGCGAGACACCCTCTGAGGCAGTGCTGTTGGAAAGCAACCACTGAATGTCGCTCCCGCGAGTTCTGGCTGCCGCATACCTGTTTGCTTCTTTGTTTCGGTATGCCTTTTGGTCTAGGAGGCAGTTGGCGCTCTGGCAGTCAACAGTAATAAGGTTTGCCGCACCATCAAACGCCCAATCAATGTTCCCGACATAGCCGCGCCAAACTGTTGTTGCCACAGGTGCGCTTGGGGAAATAGTCACCGTCGCTGTGACAATTACAAGAGATCCAGCCTTGACATCAATCGTCTTTGTCTCGTCTCGCAAGTCAAATGAACAAGTGGTGATGGTGTCTCGCGAGCCGACCTCCGCAGTGAAGGTCTCCATCAAGATTTTGCTGGTTAGGTCAACCCCGCCGACCGTAACCGACATTACTGCTGCCATTTATGAAACCGTTGGCGTTGAAGAGCCGTTCCTGAGACCGCCGCGTAGCCGCACTTGCGTGCTAAGGCGCTCTGACAGCCGCCGAATGTCTTCGTCTTTCCTGATGCTTTGTGGCTGGAAGTTGTTATTAATGACTACGGAGCCTGACTGCCCGCCGCCCATCAAGCCGCCCGCGCTTGGCGCTGCATCAAATGCTGGTCGCGTAGCGGAAACAGCCATTGCTGCGCTCTGTCGCAAAGCAACGCCAGCGCGTCGCATACCGTCACCAAAGGCGTTGATGGTTCGCTCGCCCCAAGAGTCAATATTGTGCAGCGGAGAGTGTTGCGTTGGCGGAGACTTTGCCTCAACAACAGGCACGAGACCGCGAATTACGCCATCAAGAGTTGTTCTTGCGTAATCGCCGCCCAACAGCATGCCATCAGCGTAGGAGTTCATTGTGCGCTCTCCGTAGCGGAAGAAATTCATTTCTGTTTGCAGTTGTAGAGCCTCAGCAGCCTCTTGCTGCGCGGCGTACATCTCGTTCATTGCATTCTCTGCAACAAGCGTGTATGCAGCACCGTATTCCATCTCGCCCTCAACAGCAGTGTTAAGCACGCCGTTCTCAAGCGCAAAGAGTCGCTCTTCGGCAGTTCGCTTTGCAGCAATAGCGGCGGCAACAATTTCCTGATTGCTGCTTGCAAGAGCGTCAGCCAATTCCTTGCCGTTAAGGAACGCTTTAATGTCTTTCTTTTCTTTTGCTGGATCAACAGCGTTTTTAATTGCGTCTGCCAAAAAATCTCGTGCGGCTGTTACGGACTCACGACCGTCACGCAGCGATTTTGCGACACCGCTCATGATTCCGCTTGTCGCCATAAGCGTTTGAACTTTTGCGCTTTCTGCGCCTTCTGGAAGCGCAGCGAAGTAATCCTTTGCGGTCTCTTCCATGGCTGGGAACGCTTTGTCAATAATCGCTCGCGCACCCTCAACAGTCGCCCTAACTGTCTTTTCTCCCTCTTTTCCAATGTCGCCAACCGCTTTTGCGGCAGTCTTTACTGTGTCCTTAATCGCCCCAGACATATCTTCTGTTTCTTGCGGCAGTTCTACGCCAAGGAAGTCAAGGAACCAACCAACGGCATCAATCACTGGCTTAATAAAGCCCATGATTCCCTCAAAGATTCCCTTGAAAATGCTGCCCACAATGTCAATGATCGTTCCAAGGATGTTGAACTGCTCGTTAAGGTCAACAATAAATTTAATAATTCCGCCAATCACACCAGCAACAAATCCAATAATGCTTCCAAGGATTGCCCACCAAGTTGGCAGTGGCGAGTCGGCAATAAACAGCAGGACATTTACTGCCAATTCCTGTAGGAACCCGACAAATGCCCCGATTCCTTGAGAGACTGCATCAACAGCCGTAGAGACAACCCCAAAGTTGTCTTCTAGCAGCATCAAGACCCCGCCGACTGCAACGCCTATTGCGATAAATGGTGCTGCCGCAGCAACCGCCAGTACGAGTGGAGAAACAAACGCCCACGCAGCCGCAGCAGCCGCGCCAAATCCGCCAGCAGCAACAATTAGCGCAACCGTAACGCCAATCAAAATCGCTGGCATTTGCGTGCCTAGAATCTTAATGAGCGGAACAAGCACTTCCATGAAACTGACACCCAACTGCGTTAGCGTCAGGAATACTGGCACAAGCGCCTCACCAGCATCACGCTGCAAGTCAGCCATTGCCGCCGATGCGATTCGTTGCTGGTTTGCCAAGCCGCCTTGCGTTCGCGCAAAGTCTCCCACCGTCAGGTCAAGTTGTTCTGTCATGACCTTGAATCGCGCCATTACCTTGTCCTGCGCGCTGATTTCTGATTTAGTGTCGGCAAGCCCCATCTCAAGTGCTTTTTCCGCGACGATCAATTCGTTTAACTGCACGCCGACTGTACGCATTGGCAAGTATTCGCCAACGAGACCAGAACGCAATTTGGCAAGCGCCTCGTCCATCTCAATGTTGTTGAACGACGAGATGTCAGAAGCAAGTTGCAAGGTTGCCAGCGACATGTTTGCCGATTCCTCTTCGGTCAACTTCATGGCGCGGAACAGGTTTGCGTACTCTGAACCCATCTTCAGCACTTGGTTGGCTGAAAGACCCATTGTTTCTGCGCCAATCTCAGCCGCGTCAAGAAGGACATGTGCATGCTCGCCAAGCACTGTGTTGGTTTTGGTCAGAGATTCTTGCCAGTCGCGGCTGGCGTTGACCATTGGCGTAATCATTGCCGTGGCTGTCTGGATTGCCCACGCAACAGACTGGAGGTTTTGCAGCGCAAAGAATGCCTTTTGCGCCATGCCCATTTGAGCGCCCGCAAGGGCGTTGACTGGGGCAACCGCAGCGCCAGTGGACTTGGCAAGGTTAGTAACTGCGCCCTGTACCCGACCCAATTCCTTGGACGCTAAGTCACGCGCTGTTACATCAATGCCAATCTGTTCACGCATTGACTACCGACCAGCCTTTCTCGCCGCTTCGTTTTCGGCTTTTCTTTTTGCCGAAAGGTACGCGAGCGCACGCTCTACGAACCAGTGCGGCGCTTCGCTGACATCATCATACGACCAGCCGAACTCTTCGCATAGTAAAACATCTGAGAACCACTGAGGCTGATTAGAAGTCTTTCCGTTGAACAGTGCCGCCAAATCGCGGCTTAGGCTTCCCCCAGCGTTTCACCCTTTTTGCCCTTTTTACCGTCAGCATCTGGGTTTACTTCTGAGAGCAACTTTGGCGACTCCTTGCCAATCTCGCCCATCAAGAACTGGTACACAGGGTTTGGAATCCCGTCCAGCAACTCTTCGCCGCCCTGCGGAGACCATGGAACAAGGTTGCCAACTTCGTCAAAGACACGCCAGTCAACGATCCCGCCGATAATTCGCGCCTTCAGCGCGGCAGCGGTATTCCATTCCATTTCGCCAAGTGAGCCGCCCTTGTCAATGCGAGCATTGCTTCCTGCGGCGATCATTCCCTGAACGACACCGTGCGGCAGGACTCCCCAGAAGGTGATGCTTTCACCCTCAGCGAGCCACTCTTCTGGCTTTACTGTTTCTGGCTTGTCCGCCATCGTAATTGTCCTTGTGTCCGCCGAACGACGAACAGCAAGATTCCTAAACGATCCCATAGAACTCCCCTTTCCCTAACGACTAGCCCCCAGCCCACATAGGCTGGGGTGCTGGTCTTTTTTATTACGACGCTGTGGTGAAGTTTGTCGCGGTGTAAAGCGTGACAACTGCCAACGAAGCGTCTGAAGAATTGTAAAGAGCCTTGCCCTTTACCGTGATCTCTGGAAGATCCGAACCCGTGTCAATCTCCGCGTCCTCAATAAACGCAGTGCCAATCTTCAGTCGCAGGGTTGGAGCGGCGGCTGGCGTACCAATCGTCGTGCCATCCGTAAGCGTGAAGAGGATTTCCAGCGAATCCGTTGCTGCGGTGCGGTACTTGTCGTACTCGCCAACGCTGGCAAAGTCGCAGGTAAGGTCAAACTCAACCATGCGCGCACCCGTTGAGAAGGTATTTGGGTCAACCGAATTGTTTACCGTGAACAGAGGCTTTCGGTTTCGCGTGAAGTTGATTGAACCCTTCTTCAACTTTGCATACGAACCAAGAGCAACGCCGTTGAATGCAACCTGACCCTTCCAAGCAACAAACGGATTGATTGTTGAGTTGGTAAATGTTGGGGCTGAACCAAGCGCGCTGCGCGTCAAGCCAAAGCCGTTGACATTGTAGGTAAGCGTGCCTTCAGCCTCAAAGGTGAAGCCCATCTTGTCTACAACTGCGTCTTTAATCTGGTACGCCTCTGTTGCGCGTCGTGGCTGCGTCGTCTCTAGCGTTAAAGCATTTGGAGCATCTGCGAACTTGAACACCGAACTAAAGGCGCTACCAGCGGCGGTGTTGGTTGGCGTTCCCATTGCGTTAGAAAGCCAGTAGCCAACTGTGTCGTGGTAGACCGCGCTGTCGCCAACCGTCCACTCTTCGTAAGAAACGCCATCGCGCTTCGTAAAGTGGATGTCTTGACCGCTGCGAACTTCCTCAATGGCAACATTTGCCTTGACAAGTTTGGATGAGAAATCTGCCGCTACCGTAGCGAGCGTAGCCGCTGCCGTGCCAACGGCAGACTGGCGACCAACTTTTACTCCAATGCTCACTTGACACCTTCCTTCGCTGTATCAGCGACGACTGGAGCAGCCTTAAACGGCTTCTCCTCTTCATAAAGACCAGTTGCGATCAGCGCATCCGCTTCTCGCTCAGTCACAACAATAACACCAGCGGCGGGGTAGCCGACCACAAAGTCGCCCTTGCCAATATAACGAACGCTCTTTACTGCTTCAGACATGTTTACTCCTAAGTTGTGGTCAGGGATTCAACAACCTTTACGACGACCCTGATCTCGGCATAATGGCACATAATGTCGCCAATCATGACGGGCGACGCATCGTTTGGCAGATCAATAGTAATCGGGTCGTGATCAAGCGCCGTTCCGCCCAGCGAGCGGGCGCTGTCAATTGCAGTTGCCGCCGATTCAAGCAGGTCTCTAAAGGTTCCATCGCTGGACGGGTGCGCCCAAGACATGTGGAATCGGATGATGTAGTTAATCCTTCGGATGGTTTTGACCGACCCGATCCCGATTGATTCGTACCTGCGATCTTCGCCTTCGTACTGGATTGTCCACGCTCGTACTTGTCGCTGCCCCCCAATAACCACCGTCAGCGTCGTTACAAACTGCGCCCAGTCATTCTTTGGAAACGGCTGGTAGTCGTAAACAACGCCAGAGTTAGTAACGCTTTCAATCGCTGTCTTTAGCGCGGAAGCCTGATTTGCAATAACGCCCATGATTACCCCTTCCTTGAAACTGTAGCCATTTGGTTCATTTCTGGGTTTCGCAGCACTCGCGACGCGGCAGCCTTCATGTGCGTCTCCGCCATGGTTTGATGCTGCATCACTGTTTTCTTATTGTACATTTGCGCTCTTGTGCCGTTCTGGGCAATCTTTCGCCCGACAAGGTAGGCAACGCTGTTGATCTCTTTTGCGCCCCTGACCCGCAAAACCCTGCGAACCCAAGTACGCATTGCCTCAACTGGCGGAAACTTACCTGCACCGCGCCCGTACTCAACAAATTGTGCGTAGAGCGAAGCGCCACCAGTCGCGCCCATCGTTGAAGTCACTTCCCAAGTCGTGCGACCGTGAGTGTTGACAAAATTGAACCTAGGCGGCGTGAACAGCGTTGAGTTTCGCAGCAAAGCAGTTGATCCGACTGGCGTGTTGCGTACAAGTTTTGGGTAAAGATAGACAACCCCAGCCTTGGCTGCTTCGTACTGTGCCGCTTGGATTAGTTGCGGGGTGTACTTCTTCCGAAAGCCAGTGATGTCGCGAAAAACAATCTGGATGCGACCAGCAAAACTCATCGGGTCATTTTTCGGTGGAATAGGTAGTCGCGGCTTGGGTCTGGCTGCGAATCCCAGTTAATCCAGTTAGATGCGTGCGGCTTCTCGCCCTCAGCAATGCCCAAGCCATCGCGGTATCGCTTCATGTACATATCGGCAATGTCCGCCCATTCCTTGCTCTTGCTTCCGTAGTCTGTGGTGTCTGCGCCAAGGATCGGCTCGTGCGCTCGTGCGTACTTGTTGCCAATATCTCCCGCGCACATAGAAACAACCAGATCCACAACCGCAAAATGGTCGTGATCAAGAACGGTTGTGCTTGCGGCAGTCGCGGAATAAGTTCTGTGCGTTGTATATGACAGGCGAAGGATGTCGCCAGATGTCGGCGCAACTCGCGTCCAGCGAAGCCGTAGCGCAGAAGCGTTTCCAGCGCCCTGAACAATTAGGTAGTCGCGGTCGTCAACCCACTGTGGCGGAATGTGATCAATTGGCGACTCAAGATGCACGATGCTGCTAAAGCCATCGGTGAAGTCGTTTGGCAGATTAAGGTAAATCGTGCCGTCAGCCGTGAGTGAAGTGATTTTCTCCATCGGGCGGTCGTGCGAATATCGGTAAGTTGCCTTGGTGATGTTCTCTGTGATCTCTGAGTCCGAAAGGAGCCGCGCATCTGCCGTAGCAGTCGTATCACGCAGGACTGCCTTGGCAGAAGCCAAAACATTTGCCGTTGAATACGATCCCATGTGCGCCATATTTTCTCCTTTGGACTTCAGGCGACGACAACGCTAGGGGTATCGTTGCCGCCGCCCGAAGATGAATGAGGGAGTCGGGTCTCGCCCGACTCCCTCATAGTTTACCCCTAACTCGTGCCTAATTAGGCGACGATGTTGCCCTGAAGACCACGGTAATCAAGGACTGCACCACCATAAATGTGGCGAACCTTGTAAGTGATCTTGTCGTTGCTGAACATTGAGCCGTTCGTTGGCTCGTCCTGCACGAACAGTTCAGGCTCTTCGCGTCCGTTGAGGAAGCCGATCTCAATTGTCGGAACATCCATTGGGGAAGCGGAGAGGAACCAGTTGTTTGTGTCTGTCCAGTACGGAACGCTGACTACCTCAAGCCCGTAGGTTCGGGTGTAGTTTGCGTCCGACGGAGCAGCAACGCCAGCGCCCGAAGGCAGGACGATGCTGTTCAAGACAGTGAACACATCATGCTCAAGGTCAACTGGAACAATCAGGTAGCGTGGCGTAATGCCAAGGCGCTTGCTGTTGCTCATGTCGGCTTGCTTCAGCATCTGAAGGCGAGCATTCTTGAGAGCCGTGGCGCTGAACGCCGTCGTTCCAAGGTTGCTGTGTCCAGCGACGAAGAGGGCAGTGCCGTCATAAATGTTGGCATTGTCCTTGTAGAAGTCAAACACAAACTCGTGAAGTGTCTGAGCGGCAGCCCGTCCAAGTCGGCGCGGAATGTCGCGGATTGCGCCAAGGTCGTCGTTCACGATCATTTCCATCGTGATGACCTCAGTGCCACCCTTCTTGCTTGGCGCGTAGGTTGCCTCTTCGTCCGTTGGGCTGGTGAGAGCGCCGTAGGCGCTGCCCTCAGTCACCGTGGAGAGGTTGTTATACCCACCGAAGCGCACGCGGCGCTGCGTTCGCATGTCGTTAACCGAACCAACGGTTACCAACTTGCGCCACTGGTCAAGGTTTGGCTGGTTGTAGAAGTCCAACAGGCGGCGGGTGATGGAGTCACCAAGGATCTCTGCAAATGACGAGGACGAAAGTGCCTCTGTCAAGCGCGAGCCTTCCTGAATCTTGCCCGTGAAGGAGCGGTCGCCCGAAAGGTCAACATAGAGACCCTTGATGGACTGGTTGCTCTTGCCCGCAAGGATGTTATACACCCCTTCGGTCACGCGCTCCTGCTCGGACTTGACATCGGTCGCAACAGCGCCAGCGTCAACAACGGCAGGTGTGGTTAGGTCAGCAACATAGTCGGCTTCCGACTTAATCGCTGCATCAATCTGCTGCTCGTCAAGCACCTTGCCCTCAGTCGTCTCCCGAACGCGCTTCTTTGCGCTGTCTGGAAGGGTGACACCAGCAAGGCGAGCCTCAACGAGAGCCTTCGTCAAAATCGCGCCGACCTTTTCGGTCACGACCTCAACAGTAGGGGTCTCCGTCTGGTTCTCCACTGTTCCGTTCTCCTTCTGCGCTTTGAGCGCATCAACTGCCTCTGCGAGCAACTGCTCGTAGAGATCTAGTCGCACCCGCTTGAGTTCTTCAGGCAGGACGACACCTTCAGCGATAAAGCGAATTGCTTCATCCCTGTTCATAGTAACCCAATCAACTTGTGGCATTGCTTCAGCACTTGCTACCAAGCGCATAGGCATACCACCCGCAGCAGGGTTGACAACGACATCAACACTTTCAATCGTGTTGATCTTCGTTACATCAATGTATTGCTGGCGCGCTTCTCGCACTACGGATGTTTCACCGTCACCAACAATAGAGAAGCCCACAAGGTCTGGCTTTCCGCGCTTGATAGCGTCCGCCATCATTGATCGGAGCCATGGGGCTGCTTCTGAAATGTGGAAATTGGCAGCAACGCCAGAAACTCGCTGATTCTTCTTGGTTGGATGCGGAGCATCCTGAACCCAGCGAGCGCCTGTGTACCAGCCGACGAGCGACTTTACGCCGCGCTCTTCTGGGTTGTGGTCAACGCCCTTACCAGCAAAGGCACGCGCCCCCTCAAAAAGCGGAACTGATTCCCGCAGAACTGCTTCTGAATACCGCCGTCGGTTTTTGCTCATGCCAGCCTGAATCAACAAAACATCAATGACGCTTCCCGTTGGCTCAACTGATTCCATGATGAGACCTTCGGCTTCGTCGCCGTTTGGAATCTCAATCTCCGCTTCCTCTGGGGCGGCGGGAGCAACTTCCGTGGTCTCTGGGGCGATTTCTACAGTCTCTGGTGCTGGCTCGCCCTCAACGGCGACCGTCAACTCTTCAATTTCTGGCATTCATTCAGTCCTTTTCTTCAGTCTCGGACTCTTTGATAGCAGCCCTGATGTTTAGTTTACATCCACCCTGCGGTCTAATTACGCCCTCAACGATCTCGCAACCATTTGGGCTGACCCAGAACGCGCAGTTAGAACACATGCGACCTTCGTAGGCGTAAGGCGATTCAGTGACATAATTTGCCCCGTCAGTTCCCTTTTGCGTCCACTTCCCGTGCCGCTTGGCGATGGTCTCGTAAGCGTCGTACAAAGCGTTTGCATGCGGAGGCAGCACCATGTTTGCTTCAGCCAATTTGATGTCGTCATCGCCCATTGGGATTTCTTCCCCGACAAAATCGGCTGCGCTTGCTGGGTAAATACTCTGAAGAGCGGCGCTTTTTTCGGATGGCTCTGCTGGAATGTCAATGACCTCATCTTCTGGGGTTTCAGCAACCTCTGCAACGATGTCATCCCAATACTGCGATGCCTGTGGGTTCCTTCGCAGCACATCGGAATTCTGCTTTTCGCAACCGCAAAGCACCTCAACCCACATGGAAATAAGATCTGGGTAATCAACTGGCGCAAGTGCTGTTCCAATTGACTCCTCGTCTACCGCTTCGGTAATAGCCTCGTCAAGAGCCTGAAGCCGCTCCTCATTGGTCAAAATTCTCCTGTCGCCCTCTGGCGTAACCTGCCCTCGTTTAATGACGCGATCCTTAACCCCCCTGCCTTCTGGGGTTTCTACAAATTGTCCAGTTTTTGCATCCCAAGTTGCAGCGACTACATATTTGAAAAGCGGCTGGTCTGGCTGACCAGTCTCCCTGTAAACACCTTGCTTTCCCGTTTTGGGGTCAATAACGGGTACGCGCTCAATGACAACCAACCTATCCCAAGCGGGCGGCTTGCGATTAATACCCTGAACAATTGCGGCGTTGGATTTCACATGTCCATCAGTGATCACCGCGTCTGGAACACTTCTCTTTAGCGGAACCTTTGTTCCGTCTGTTGTTTTAATCTCAACTTCTTTTTTGTTCCTTGTCCTCACTGTGCCGCGAATACCGTCGGTTGGCGATGTGCCGATTCTTGTGGTGATAAACACGCCAACGGTTTCGTGACCAGATCCCTGTGCGCCGTCGTAGATTCCTTTTCGCTTTCCATCAGACCCGTCGCCAGTGCCATCAAAAATAATGTCCGATTTCCTCGCAAGCCCCACCTCTAGGGCGCGCTGCGCGACGACGCTAGACTCCTCATGCACTCTTGCTGCGGCTGTTACTTTTGTCCTTTTGCCAGTAGTGTCTGTGACAATTCGGTCGGCGCGAGCCTCTCCATCTGCCCCCCAAATGCCATGTTTTGCGTGGTCAGAGTTAATCGTGGCTGCTGTTCCCGTCGGGCGCAGTGTTGTTGTGCCGTCTTCGTTTTGCTTTAATGCTGGCTGGGGAATGCGAATCCCAGCATCATCAAGCGCCCGCCGCATCTGCACGCCGTCTGGGTCTGTTTCGTCTGCAAGTTTCTTAAGAACTGTTGTTTTTCCAGATCCGCCACCGCCGCCCATGATGACAAGCGTTGGCTTTCCGTCTTCGCGGACAACGCCGCGATCCTTGACCAGTTCTGGCGTAAGAGTTTGCTGCGATACCAATTTGGTATGAAGCAGTTCTCGCGGCGCAGTAAGTTGACCGTCTGCGGTCGTGTGCATGCTTAATGTGCCTTTTGGCTCCGTGGTCTTTAGCGAAGCAACAGAAGATGCCTTTGCTGCTGGCAAAGAGCCTAGTTCAAGCGTTTGAATTTGCCCAGCGGTGCTTGGCGAAGTGGGAGTGCTTGGCTCAGTAGAGACAATATCAATCCGCTTTGCCTGAAAAAGCGTTGGGTCTTGATATTCCTTGGGGTCGCTTGCGCCGCCACCACCGCCGCTGCTACCCGTGCTGCCAAATCGCCCCCTGCGATCTCGCGGCTGCCCAGCGGCATACTCCAGCAGAATCTTGTCAACGACTGACTCCGCAGCCTCGCGAACCTTGTTGGTCATTTTTGGCGCTACGGCTTGAGCGCCTTGTCCAGTTCCTCCAACTGGGGGTCGCGTGGGCGCGGCTGAAGACTGGCTGCGATCTGCTCCCAGAGCGCCTCCGCTACCTTTCGTCGTTCCTCTGCCGTCATTTCCTTGAGGTTCTCTGGAACCTTGAGGATTACGGGCTTCTCCGATTCGTCCATCACCACCTGTAGGAATCTCCTTAAATGTTCTCAGATTAAAAATACTGATCTGGTTGCGATCTCGTCCTGCCCTTAGCGCAACGCTTCTTGCGTTGGCTGGAAATACTTCCGTCACATCTAAGAATACACGACCAGTCTTAACTTCGTGCCAAATCCCTAAGTGCATTTGCGGCTTCTCAAAAGCCGCCGCGTTCTTTTGCAGGAAGTTGTCAACCATGACAACCCCCTTGCCCCTGTCAAAGAAGTCTGACGCTTGATGGATTTCCCCAGCCACGCCCGTTGCAACTGCGTAGCCGCTCTTGGGCTGCTGCCCTGTCAAAATTACTGCGTCGTCGCCAATTTCGTTAATTGTTACGCCCGCTGGGATGGTTGCTCCACCAACCGCCCCTGTCTGGGCAACTGCCGCCGCAGGGTCAACCACACCCCCACCGCCGCCACCGCCGCCAGTGCCTGAAAATCTGCCCTTGCGATCCCTTGGTTGCCCAGCCGCATACTCCAGCAACGCCGCCTCAGCCACCAGCGCCGTAGCGCCGACAGAAACGACAATTGCCTCTAGGTCTTCAACAAACTTTTCTTCCATTAGTCTGGGATCACCGTCAACTGAACCAAAACGCTGCCCTCCCTGTCTCCGCGAGTAATTTTATTGACCTTAAATCGCGTGTTTGGTGGCAAAAGCACTTCGCTCTCCCTGTTTTGACGAAGCCAAGTTCCTCGTGGGAAATTAGCGCGGGTGTGTTCAAAGTTTAGCGCCCTGCTTCCTTTTGGAATCGTAATTGAAACCATGACGCTGGTAGAGAAGTTTAGCGCAACCATTGGGTTTGTCGTTGTTGCTGTAAACTTTGGAATGACGATCTCTCCGCCCACGCCAGCCCGCGTTGCGGCAGTAATAAGCGCAGATTCCCCGCGCTGAAGTTTCACGCCGCGCACAACTTCCATGTCTTCTGTTGTCCTTGACCTTGAGGCTAGGTCGGTAAGCACCTTGGCATGCGTTCGGTCGGCGGGGGTGATCCTGTGTACGCCCTTATTTGGGTCGGTAATGATTGTTTTGCCTGTTACCGCGCCCTGAATTGCCTTGTAGCCAGTGCTGCTGTTCCACACCGAAAGCGCAAGCGTCTCTTCTGGCGTTGTAGCAATTTCTTTGCCCGTTACCCTAATCGGGGTGTCGTCGTAAGGATTTTGCGTGCCTGTAACCCAGCCATTTTTAGTGTGTTCTGACTTTGACTCTAAAGTCTTTGCTTGGTCAATGGCTTCGCGGGCAAGCAAGTCTGCTGGGCTTTCGGGCGTAAGCGCGCCCCCGCCGCCACCACCGCCGCCAGTACCAGAGAACCGCCCCCTTCGGTCTCTGGGCTGACCTGACGCATATTCTACAAGCGCGTCATGAGCAACTGAGGCGAGATCACCGTCAATCGCCCCCATTTTCTTAAAGAACGATCTTGCGTCCGTTAGAAGTTACAACGATGCGCGTGTCGCCATCCTTGCGCTCCGAAAGAACGACTTCGCCTTCAGCCAGAACGAGTTCAGCCTTCTTGGACTGCTCCTTCACTGGGGCTACCTGCGGCTCCTGCGCCTCCGTCGGCACTACCTTGTCCTTGGACATTTCTGTTCTCCTTTTCTTTTTGCCTTCTATTTTCCCAATCTGGGTAGACGAGATCAACCACCTCCATAGTGGAGAGCGGCTTACCGTCCAGCACAATAATAGCCCCTCTTCGGTTGCGAAGGTAGAACGAAGCAAGGCTGGCAATGTAGCGATTTCCCGCCTCATACGAGAGTGGCTCTGCTGTAATCCAGTCTTTTACGCCGTACAAGTTCAGTTCTGCTACCAACGCACCCAGCCGCCCCGTCGCTCCAGCGTGGAGCGTGCAAGTGGCGCTATCCTCTGAGCGCACCGTGCCGACCAACTCCCAGCCAGAATCAAGGCGGTCGTTATCTTCGTAAATTTGAATTTCCAGTTGCATTTGTCTTTCCCTTCCTTATGGCTCGTCGCTAAGTGGCAACGCTGGGATCTGACCCTCAATCCGATTTGGGTCTTGTCGGACTTGCCTTTCTCCTGTTACTGGGGTAATTGCTGCGTCAAGCAGCGACTGCCCATCTTCAAACGCACCACGAATAACTTCGTCTGCGTTTGGAGACATTGGGTTATAGGCGGCGTACTCAAAGGTTCTTTGATCCATAACTTCATTAGCGCGAAGCATCCAAATCATGCGGTAAAAGAAGCCCCTAGCCCTGCTTGCGCCAGTCAAAGCGGTTAACCGAACATACAACTCGCTTCTATTTGACCAAAGGCGAAGGAGCGTTTCCCTTGCCCTTGGCGTAAGTTGGCTGCCCCTAACGGGGGGCATAAATGGCGAAATATTTGCCCATGCGTCGCTTAAATGCACTTCTGGATCTGGGAACGCAAGCCCGTTGTCAATTGGCACAATTTTGTACGCTTCCCATTTTTCTCCTGTCCTTTTCAAAGTGACTGGATCAATTGGGTAGCCGTCATCGTCAAACATCGGCTGTGTTGCCGTTGGAATTGGGGCAAACAAATAATTTCCGCCGTGGCGGTCGGTATTTCCAATAAGCGCGTCAAAAAGACCCATCAAGTCAGTATTTTCTGGACTTTGTCCTGCTGGCATTGCGCTGTGTCCGCGACTGTATCCAGTTAACCAATCCATAAGTAGCGCCTTGTTTTCGTCAAGAATGTCGCCAGCCGCACCCCTGATATCTGGCAACTCTCTAATATACGCTTGCGCCTTCCGAACAAACAGACCGCCAAACTCGTCAACAATTTGCGCGGCTCGCTCAACCCAAAAGTCTGCGTACTTACCAATTCCCCAGCCCCGACGCACATCGCGGTCGTCCATTGTTGACATGGACTTAATGATGAACGGGTGACCCTTCCACTTACCCTTCCAAGGGCTGTTAAGGCTGCCAGACGACAATTCCTTTGCGGTGTCTGGAGCGCCCAGTTCAATGAAGGTATTTCCCATGATTGTCTTTTCTACGCCCTTCATAATGTCATCAAGTCGCTCGCGGTACTGCTCAATCTCGCGCTGCACTTGGGCATCCGTCACGCCAAGGAATTTATTTTTTGGCAAAGACTTCATTGCAGCCTCAAGATCCTTGTCAAGAGCCTTTAAGGTTTCTGCATACAATTCATCCGAAACTTGCACGGCTGGCTTTCCCCTTGCCGCCGCCGCAAGCCTTCTCTGCTCTTCGCGGATCGCCTCTCTCTTGGCGCGAATAAGTTGGCGTGCCTTCGCAGCCCATTCAGCGGCTTTGATTTTTCCGCCAAGCAACGCAGCATTGTTTTCGTTAAGTGCTGCTACGATTTGCGGGCGCAACAACGAATTCTTCTCAAGTTGCATGTTCACAAGGTGATCGCGCATTGCTTTTGCAACAAGGCGTAGTTTTTGTGGTGTCAATGGCGTAGCGGTTGCATATGTTCCCTGTCGCACCTGTAGTCGCGGCAGTCGCCTAAAGTTTCCAGCGATTGCCATTCCAGCGCCCTCTGCTGGGATCGCGCTTAGTCCGCGCTTGCCAAAACTGATAAGTTTGCCGTCGCCAGCCGCAAGAATTGCTGGAACGAAAAGTTCGTTTCTAATGTTTTCGCCGCCGACTACCGTGTTGTTGTCAATGGCTGCCATTGCATGCCGAACATAAGTCGCAACCAATTCGTCGTGTTCCTTTGTTCCACGAGCAAAACCAAACGCTTCAACGACTGGAACAACTCTTGCGGCAATAAGCGTAGCGCGCTGCTCTGCGTGGTCTTCCGCCGCCCTCCCAACAACTACATATGCCGCCTTTGTCTCGTCGTTAAGGTCGGTTTGCCATTCGTATGCATCTAGGATTTGAATTGCCTCCCACAGTTCTGGGGTAAGTTTTGCCGTGCCGTAGGCAATTTCGGAGAACAGCGTTCCATCGCTGCGACCATCTGGCATGTTTTTTGCGGCTGTATCTGCAATGATTTCAAGCAGCGTTGCTTCTAGTTCGTACCAAGAAACATCTACGGGCTTTTCCTGCCAAGCAGGATCTTTCACAAGCATCTGCCCTTTGTGCGGCGCAAGAGACCCCATCAATTCTCGCTGCTGATCCTTCGTATATGCGCGAGACAAAATTGCTCGCAGAATAAACATTGGGTCTGCGTACAAGCCGCGAGCAAAATTGGCGCGCTTGTCTACGATCTTTTGGCGGTCGTCGTAATACTGTCTCCTGACATCTGGCGGGGCGCTAGGGTCAGGCTCTGGCGGGATTGGAAACAGCGTCTCAGCAAGCGCGGACACATCTACGCCCTCAAGCGGCTTAAACCTGTACCCCGTTGGCAGCGTTCCAGTCAGTTTCGCGTAATGCGGGTTGCCGTCAAGGTCTGGGTTTGTTTTGTATTTCAATGTGACGCTGCGATAATTTCTCTGGTCATCCCAGAATGTTGGAATTACAGTTTCTGCCGCGTCTTGAATGCGTGGGATGGCAAGGAACGCGGCGATAAGTGGGTCGCTTTCGCTTGCCCCGCGCTCAACTGCTGCGCGAGCCACAGCACGCAAGAGATCCTCAAATTGCAGCGGGTCGTGCAAAGCGTCTCGCCCAATTGAATCGGCAAGAGCCAGCGCGTTTTTCTTCGCATCAACTTGTGCTTTTCTCGCCATCATGGTGATGCCGTGTGTTGGTGGCTCTGACTTGGAACTGTCAAGGTTAACTTTAATTCCGCCACGAGAATCTCTTGGTTCGGCTGTTCTGCCCTGCGTTTTGAAGTTGATTGATTTAAACAAGCCAGCATTTGCCAGCCCAAGCAACTGATTCCCAACTGCCGTGCGCAAGAAATGTCTAAATCCTTCTTCTCCAGAAAGCGTCAACTCGCGCAGCCCTCTGAACGGTAGGCTTGTGTCTTGCAGAAGCAATTCCGCTTCGCCCATTCGCCCTGTTTGACTGTACACCGTAATCTTTTCTGGAACTTCAACAATTGGTCGCTGCGTTAACTGATCGTAGGTAACGCCATCCTCTCCCAATGGCGCTGGAACAAGAATGGTTTTGCTTCGCGCAGCAGACAGCACAACGCCAGTGTCGTCAATATCAACAACAGGCAAATTTGCTCCAAGACCGTCACGCAGTCCGTTTTCTGAACTCCTGCGCGAGATCAGGAACTGCAAAAGGTCTGCTTCGTACAGTTTTCGCAACATAGAAACTCGTGCTTCGCCAAGAATTTGCTCTGCCGTAACGCCGCGCTCCTCTGCAAATTGCATAAGGTCAAGGGCATCAGCGCCGTTTTGTTCGGCAAAAACATCTAGGCGTTGATACTGATACTGGGATTCGGAAACACCAGCACCAGCCCAGCCCCTGATACCAAAGATACGCCGAAGAGCAACTTCCCTTGGAATATCTGGGTACAGAGCAACAAGTTTCTCCGCAAGTTCACCAAATACTGTGTTCTTAAGTTTTTCTGCTCGCCACAAAGCAAAATCTTCGCCTAGGTCAAGACCAAGACTTGTAAGTTTCTTGTGCAGGGCGGAAAGTTCAATAGTATTTCGCTGTGAATTGTCTACATCCGCATAGCCAGTTGCCCACTCAATCACTTCCCTGATTGCGCCCGCTTCTTGGCTAAGTCGGCTTGTTGCCTTTTCGTATCGCGTTTGCTCTTCAACCGTCAACTGCTCTCCGCGACGCTTTTTGTTGACAATTGCAATTAGTTCTGGAAGCAGTTGGTCAACAGCCGCCAATGACAATGGTGGGGTTTCCCAAAGCGTAAGTGGGTCTACCCCTGTTGCTTCAGGAACTGAGACCCTCCCCTTTTCAACAATTTCCGAAATGAAGTTAAGATCCGCGTTTTCTTTCGGATCGTAGCCGCCAAATCGCTTGTTGAACGGGAAGAACTTTTGAATATTTGACCCAATATTTGTTGCCGTTTTGTAGGCAAGCACTTTCTCCAAGTGGGCAAAGAACGGCACAGCAATTTCCCTGCTGTTGATCGCTGGGGGCAACACAAGCAGCGGAATTGGCTTTGCGTCTGAGGAAAGCCTCCATCCACCAAGTGCGTAGTGCGTTTTTAGCAGGGAAGCGTCGTATACACCTGTGCTGTTATGCAGGAAATTAAAGATATTCTCTACACCAACGATTCTACCGTCAGCAGGGATCGGAACTTGCGGCGTTGGCGGGTCAACAAGGTCGTGCATCTGGAAAATCTTTCTTCCTTGCCCATCATCCAGATCCGCAATTTCCGCATACCGACCAGCATCAACAATTGATTCTCCTGTTGCCTTGTTGTGCGCCAGAATAAATTCACGAGCCTGTTCATTGCCGATGTATGCGCTCAAATCAAAAACAAGTTCTCCGTCTTGGTTTGTGTACCAAACATCGGCATTAAAGAAATCGTTGGATCTATATGTCTCTCCTGCTTTTGGCAAAGTAAACAGGTCGGCAATTACTGCTTGACTATCCCTGCGCGGGGTAATGGGGAGTGCCTCTGGCGCAAAATAGTTCATGAGCAAGTCAAAGCCATTGATTTTTAGGCGCACTGTTCCTGCGTCGCGATCCACCGTTGACATTTCAACATTGCCGTAGGCTTGCATGTCTTTATAAAATTGCGCCCGTTCTGCTGGGTCAGTAGGAATGCGAAGTTTTAGCACGACCTCTCTGTGCAAATCCGCAACGCGAAGCGTAAGGTCTTGCACGGGAATGTATTTCCCGATGATCGCAAAATTTGTTTTGTACAGGTATTTGGGAATCGGACTGTCTGGCTGGTAGGCAAATCCTTGCCCTTCGTCTGGCGTTCCAAGCGGGATTGTGATTGTTTGGTCTGATGGCGTTGTGCCAAAGTTTAACTTTGATACTTCCGCATTAAGGATTTCTAGCATCTCCTTGAGAAGCACCGTGTTCATATCCCATTGAGCCTTCTCGGTAATTGCAGATGTGCGAAGGTTAATCTGCTCGCCCAATTCTTCAACAATGTCGGAGACAAGGCGGGATGTGCTTCCGCCGATACCCTTTGCTTCGTCCATGAGAACGGCGCGGATAATGGACTGCCGCACTGCTGGCGGAAGCGCCTTCCATTTCTTTGGATCAAAGACTAGCCTTGAGTTTCCCCATGGTGGAGCAAGCGCGTGATTCGGCTCAATGCCAAACGCGCCGTCGTCAGTGCGGAGTAGGCGCACCCAGAAATCCCTTTGGTTATCGCGGCTCTCAAAATCTGATGCAACAAGTTCGCCCAGTTGCTCTGCGCTTAGTTTGCTAATTGACTCATCTGTCGCAATGATCAGCGGTGTTGGCAACTCAGCAATGATTTTTCGGTCTGGGTCAATAAGAACTTTCTTTTTGTTTTTGAGTGGCTTTTTGCGCTTTCCTTCTCCACGCGCATCTGCAAGCCAGACTTGGAAGTTTTCTGCGTCAACAGAAAGACGCGGCTCGTGGGTTGCTGCGCTTGGGATTGGCTTTAACAGTTCCCTGCGCTCTACCGTGTTAAGAATCTTTGAAGCAAACCGAACAAACGACAGCAAACTAGATGGCTGCGTGCGCGCCCTTACCATTCCAGTTAGGTTAAAGATTTGCTGAATGCCTGAGAGAACAGAAAGTGGCGTTGCTCCACGATTCACCGTCATCGGCTGCTGGGGGGCTGTCGCGTCTGGTGATCCACTCAATGCTGGGGTCGTTCCGCTCTGCTCCACAAAGAATGTGTCAATCATTGCGTCTGATGGGTCATAGCCAATGTCGTAATCAAAGCCGTTTGGTGGAATTTCTGGCGCATACGAGAATGCTTCACCGCCACCACCCCCAGTAGCAGTGCCAACCATGCCGCCTTCCTGCATCATTGCAAGCATGTCGCCAAATGTTCCATCGTCGGGCATCGCTCCAAGGCGATCTGCAATCTCTGGCGGGAAGGATGGAACAACCATGCAGCGGCAATTGACTGCGTGCTTGGCTGGGAGGCTAGGGTCTTTCGGGAACTGGGCTGTGTACTCGCCCACCATGAATGATTCGTTGATCGGAATAATCGTTCCATCCAGCGCGGCATGCTCTGGGCGCGTTCTGTGGTCGCCTACCGCAATCCACTCTTTGTACATGACTCCGTTTGCGTCCAGCATGTAGGAACGCTGGTCTCGCGACAGTCCATAAGGATTCGCTGCCAGCGCCTGAATGCCGCTCATGGCGGCGATGTTGCTGACGCGACCAAATTCTGTGCGCACAATGGCTTCGGCTCGCACCGCAGCAGTAGGGAATGCGCCAATCGGCGTTGCCACAGAAGTCAACCGTGCCATGCTCTCTGCTGGCGTAGTCAATGCCAACGAGTTCCTGACGATTTCTGCCTGAACAGCCTTCTTCAGCGTTCCGACCTGATCAGCAATCAGTTCTGGCACAAACGAAACGGCAATGTCTACTGAGCGAGCGTCAATCGCGACTAGCCCACGACCCTGCTCTGCGCTACGACCAATTTCTGGGCGTGCGGAGTTTGTAGACCTTGTTAGTTTGGAAACTGCCTTTGTGACCTCTGCGTTAATTTTGTCGGTTTGCTGCTGGGGCATGCCCTTGGACAGAATCTTGACTTCCTCGGCTGCTGCCCGCGCAATGGTGAGCAGTTTGCTGCGGAGTTCACCGTCAAGTCGCTCCAGTGCTGCAATTTGCTGCTGTGCGCGGCGAACGCGCCACTCAGGGGCTTGATTCGCCTGAATGTCCACCAGAATGGCTGCGACCTCTGTTTGCGCTGCGTTGATGGCTGTTTGGATCTTTGCGACTGCATCCGACTCAAGGGTGATTTGGTTCTGTGCGCGACGCAAAAGCGACTCTGCCCATCGGGAGCGAGCCTTAGATGTTTGCCAATTCTGGCGCTGGTCTTCAGTCTGGCTAGGCAAGGATGGTTACTCCCCTTGCGGTTCTGGCGTTTCCTGTGGTTCTGGCGCTTCCTTCGGATCTGGCGAGCCGTCGTTCTGCGCTGGCTTTGCTGGCACACCCTTTTTAGCCTGTTGGGGCTGCGTTTGATTGAAAATGGTGGCTAGGCTTGGCTGCTGGCTTGCCGCCTCTTCTGCCGCCTTCTCAGACTCCTCTTCAATCATTTCCAGTTCCTTGTCAGGCTCCAATTCAATGCCCAACTGCCCAGTGATGCTCAAGAAGACCTTTCGCGCAGAGTCTTCCGAAATAAACTTGGCATCCTTGGCTGCTGCAAGCGCGCCCATCAGTTGTGGCAGTGCGGCTGCAATTCCCTTGGTGTCTTCCACGCTTGGGTCTGGCAGGATCACCGTCACTGTGCGATCTACGCCCTTTGGCAGTCGCCCTGCTGAGATCGCCTTAGCAATCACATACTGGGCGATGTCTTCAAACACTGAGCCAACAAGTCGCTGGCGTGCTGTGAGCATGCGGTAGGTCGGGTCGCCCTGTGCTGCGAGTGTGGCGCGGTTCGCTGAGTCGCCATCTGCAAACCAGCCCTCTGGCACACCAGCACCACCAAGGATCAGATTCTTGATCAGGCGGCTAATGGTCTCTGTTTCGGCTGCGCCTAGGGCTGGGGAGACTGCTTGCCATGTTTCGTAGTCGTTGTGGACGCGCACCGTGCCAGCCTTCGGTGCATACGAGTGCATCTTTGCCCACTCGCTCACTTGATCAGAGTCGGCGCTCTTCAGTGTTACATCCCAAATAAATGAGTTCATGAGTGAAGCGCGATCCAGTGCGTTGAACATTACTTGGTCGTAGCCGTCAATCCAGTCGGCAAGCGCCAATGAGTCTGGCGTGCCACGAGTCGCACCAACTGGGCGATTGATGAAGTACGCAAAAACCTCACCCTCAAACTCCAGTCCAGCCTTTGTGGAGCGTGACTGAATAATCGGGATCTCCTCAACGCCACCTGCCATGCGCTTGCTGAAGAGTTCAATGGTCTGGTCAACAAATGCGTTC